GTATCTTGAGTTTCAAGATAAAACCCTCCACGATTACGATGAAATCTTTGATGATGACGATGGATACCCAGACTAATGATTGGCGATATACTCCTGAAAGGATGAAACTTAGAGAGGAGTGTCTGAGAATTCTTATGCTAAAATATGGTGGTGCTCAGATTGATGAAGCACCATACTCAACTCAAGACATCTATGAGTGTGCTCATGATTGGGTTTCACAAGGCAACCAAATCTCACATGGCATAGTTGCTTACTTCAATGCATACTTTATTAATGGTAAGAAATGAATAAAGAAAGGGTTCAAAAACTGATTTGTAAACTGGAAGTAGTTTTAGAGGGTTTGAAGGAAGAACTGCTTGATGCGAATCCTTTATCAAACTATGAATATGATGAGGTTGCTCCTTACATTGAGGATTATGATGAAGTTTATTATGGTGATGTAGATGTATGAAGAACTAAACTGCTTTGAAGAAGCACTGAAACATTTTGGTACAAGGGTTGAAATCATTACTGCTATGGAAGTGGCAAGGAAGATTTCTGCAGAGGATGCATACCAGATGATTAAGGATGAACTGAAAGAAGTTAAGAAGTGTCGTAAACAATTTGTTAAAGGAGAAGACCAATGCAACAAGTAAAATTAGTTTCTTTTACACCCAATGCAGAGCAACACATTGCTTACTGTGCAAGGGTTTCTAACCCCAACAACCAGGACAATGATAAGTTTGCTGGTCTCCTGAAGTATTGCATTAAACACAAGCACTGGAGCATCTTTGAGCAGGCATTTATGACTCTGGAGATTGAGACTACTCGTGGTCTGGCAGCTCAGATTTTGCGACATAGGTCCTTCACATTCCAGGAATTTTCACAACGCTATGCTGATAGTTCCCTACTCTCAGAGACGATCCCGCTCCCAGAACTTCGCCGTCAGGATACCAAGAATCGTCAGAATTCTATTGATGACTTGGATCCTGAGTTTGTAGCATTGTCTAACAAGCAGATTGAAACCTATTTTGCTCAAGGTATGAGTCTGTATCAGCATCTACTTGATAATGGTGTGGCAAAAGAGTGTGCTCGCTTTGTGCTTCCTCTGGCAACTCCTACCAGACTTTATATGTCAGGTTCTCTGCGCAGTTGGATGCATTATATCGATCTGAGGGCTGCAAATGGCACTCAGAAGGAGCACATGGAAATTGCAGAGATGTGCAAATCCATTTTCAAAGAACAGTTTCCTGTTATTGCAGAAGCTCTTGAGTGGTAATAAATACAACAATAAAATGATTTAATTATGGCAACTTATCCAGTAAAGCACAAGGAAACTGGTGAAACCAAAGAGGTGGTCATGAGTATTCATGACTGGGACCAGTGGTTAAAAGACAATCCTAATTGGGAGAGATACTATACTCCTGATAATGCTCCTTGCTTAGGTGTTGAGATGGGAGATCCTTTTAACAAGATCTATACCAAACATCCTGGTTGGAAGGATGTCATTTCAACTGCCAAAAAACAACCAGGCAGCACCCTGAAACATTACGATTAAACAATGCCAAGAAAAGCAAAATCAGGTATCGGTACTAACCCAGTTCCCTTTGGTATGAGTAATAGACAAATGAAAAGGAAGAAACCAATCAATCTTGATTATATTAAAAAGATTGAACCCCTTACAGAGAACCAAGAAATTTTCTTTGAAAAATATAAAGAAAATCAAAACTTGGTGGCATATGGTTGTGCAGGAACTGGTAAAACTTTTATCACCCTGTACAATGCACTGCAAGAAGTTCTTGATCCCAGATCTCCATATGAGAAGATTTATATTGTCAGATCTCTTGTAGCCACCAGAGAAATTGGTTTCCTTCCAGGAGACCATGAAGACAAGTCTTCTCTTTACCAGATTCCATATAAGAATATGGTGAAGTATATGTTTGAGATGCCAGATGATTCTGCTTTTGAAATGCTTTATGCAAATCTAAAAGCACAAGGAACTATTAGTTTCTGGAGTACCTCATTTATTAGAGGAACTACTTTTGATAATGCTATCATCATTGTTGATGAATTTCAGAACCTGAACTTTCACGAACTAGATTCCATCATCACTCGTATTGGTGAAGATTCTAAGATTATGTTCTGTGGTGATGCCACTCAAACTGACTTGGTGAAGACCTCAGAAAGAACTGGCATTATGGACTTCATGAGAATCTTGCAAAATATGCCATCATTTGGTATAATCGAATTTGCTGCAGAAGATATCTGTAGAAGTGGACTTGTTAAAGAGTACATTATGACAAAACTTGAATTGGGTATGTAATGTTTCAGCATGTAGATATTGAAATTCCAAAACTTGAAAGGCAGACCATTGATGGTGTTAGATACTATGATGCTCCTGATGGGCAAAAATTAGTATCTATCACCTCTGTCATCAGTTTCATCAATCGTGACATCTTCGTTAATTGGAGAAAGAAGGTTGGTGAGAATGAAGCAAACAAGATTACCAAGGCTGCCACAAGTCGTGGAACTGACATGCACACATTGGTTGAACATTATCTAAAGAATGATGAAGTGTTGCCAAAAGTTCAACCTCTTTCTGATATGTTGTTTAGACAATCTAAGACTAAACTTAATAACATAAATAATATTCACGCTCTTGAATCTTCCCTCTACAGTTTAAAACTTGGTGTTGCTGGTACAGTTGATTGTATTGCAGAATATGATGGTGAATTAGCTATCATTGACTTCAAAACATCCAAGAAACCAAAACCCAAAGAATGGATTGAACATTATTTTGTTCAGTGTGCTGCATATGCATGTATGCTATATGAAATGACTGGCATTGCAGTTAAAAAGTTTGTAATCATTATGTCCTGTGAGGATGGAGAGTGTGTAGTTTATGAAGAGTATGACAAAAGAAAGTACATTAAGTTACTTTCCCAATATATTAGAGAGTTTGTTGAATTCAAATTACAAGAGTATGCCTGAGAATAATGACATCAATAAACTATTAGAAAGCAAATTTTATTGCTCTAGAAAGTTCTCAGAAGAGATTGAAACTCTTGTGAAGGACAATAAAGGTATGAAGTATATTGATGCCATTATTCATTTCTGCGAAAAGAATAATGTTGATATTGAGACAGTTCCTAAACTGATTTCAAAACCCTTGAAAGAGAAAATCAAGTGTGAAGCTATGGACTTGAATTTTCTCAAGAAAACATCTCATGCTAAACTTCCTTTATGATTCCTAAAGTGAGCCCATTTGATACTTACAAGTCTTATCTTGGATTAAAAAATCACTTTACAAAAGAAAAATATGATTATCACAAATACTGTGGTAAGTCCAGAGCAACTGTTCAATCCTTTTACAAAAGGAAAGACAGATTTTTCTTTGAAAAGTTGAGCAGACAAAAGAATGATGAAGAGGTCATTGACTTCTTTGTCTCAAACTTTGTTGATTGTGATGATCCTCAGTCTCTTTGGATTGGGGACATCATGAGAAGTGGTGAGAATAGATATACTGATTGGAAAAAGAGAAACCAATCACTGTCCTATGTCTTTAGGCAAGAGACTGAGACATTGTTTGAAGGACAGAAGGTAGATAGTGTCTTTGATTGCTCTAAAGGGCATCCACCACTTCTGAAGAGTTTTCTTGGTGGAAATATCTGTCTAGAAACCATGGTCATATATGATAGGATATTTGGATATAGTAAGAACTTTGACAAGAAACTTCTGGATCCTGTCTGGCAGAGTGTAAGTCTGAAATTGAAGAAGTACTCACCTTTCCTACATATAGATGTGTTTCATTATAAAAAAATCCTCAAGGGCATTATAATCAAATGAGTTTCTTCAATTCAGATCTTGTTCGTGAAGAGATGGATGAGATTTCCAGACTTCAAGAAAAAGTCTATAAAAAGGTCTGGGAGTTTCCCAGCATGGATAAGAATGATAAACTTGCACATGTAGAGATGCTTTCTGATCTTCTTGAGAAGCAGAAGATTCTTTACACCAGACTTAGTTTATCTGATGATCCAGATGCTAAGAAAATGAAAGAACAGATCATGGAATCTGCAAAGTCTTTGGGTTTTCCATCAGATGTGGACTTGACCTATGTCTTTTCTAATATGACTAAGGTTTTAGAAAGCATGAAAAAATCCATTGACAACTCCTGAGGATCAGGTTATTATGTGTAGGTGTGAGACACAACAAAACACACAAGCCAAATACAACTAATACGAGGTATACAAATGTCATTCGCCAATCTTAAAAAGCAGTCTTCTCTGGGTTCCCTCACCAACAAACTGGTGAAGGAAGTTGAAAAGATGAATAACACTGCAGGAAGTTCCTCTGATGATCGTTTCTGGAAACCAGAAATGGATAAGAGTGGAAATGGTTATGCAGTTATTCGTTTTCTCCCTGCATCAGATGGGGAAGATCTGCCTTGGGTGAAACTGTTCTCACATGCATTCCAGGGTCCTGGTGGTTGGTATATTGAGAACTCTCTGACCACTATCAATCAGAAAGATCCTGTCAGTGAACTCAATCGTGAACTCTGGAATAGTGGAAGTGATAAGGATAAGGAAACTGTTCGTAAGCAGAAGCGCAAACTGTCTTTCTATGCAAACATCTATGTTGTAAAGGATCCTGCCAATCCTCAGAATGAGGGTCGTGTCTTCCTGTATAAGTTTGGTAAGAAGATCTTTGATAAGATCATGGAAGCAATGCAACCTGAGTTTGAAGATGAGACTCCCATCAATCCTTTTGACTTCTGGCAAGGTGCCAACTTCAAACTGAAGTTGGTTAAGAAGGATGGTTATTGGAACTATGATAAGTCTGAATTTGATCGTCCCAGTGCTCTTCTGGAAGATGATGATGCACTAGAAGCACTTTGGAAAAAGCAACATTCTTTGACTGCTTTCACTGCTGCAGATCAATTCAAGTCTTATGATGATCTCAAGAAGCGTCTTGATTATGTTCTGGGTAATAAGTCTACTCGCAAATCTACTGTAGAGGAAGAAACTGAGTATGACAATTACGCTGCAGCTGAATCTAAGAGTGTGACTGAAGATCAGGTGATGGAAAAGTTGGAGCAAAGTTACAAAGCATCTCAATCATCTGTAGCATCTACTGATGACGACGATGAGGACGATGCACTGAGTTACTTCAGCAAACTTGCTGACATGTAATCCAAAATTGACCTTTAAATCCATTTTAGGGGCAAAAATTTCTCCCAGAAAAAATTGCCCCTATTACTTTTTATGAATACAGTTTAATGTTTTCTCCCCTTACAAGGGATGGAGAAATGTATTGAGAACTTCCTCTCTTATAGAGGAGTTCTCCTTCAATGTCATTAGTAATAATACTGATATAATCTGGTTTTAGTAAGTAGATATTTCTTTTATTGTTGTCAATGTCAATTTCATAGTCATAGTTAGTAACTGTCTTGATTTCAGATTTTGTATATTGTCTGCCATTCCCTGAATCAATATAAGTTATAGAATATGAAGATGGAACCTTTAGTCCTGAAGGAACAATAATTTTACCTAAACTATCTTTAATTCCCAATGTTTCATAATGATGAACTTTGTTCAAGTTAGTGTCATTTAGATATTTGGAATAGAGATAATTTTTGAATGACTCCTGTGACAATGGCCATTCATTTTCAAAATTAATAATATTATTGCAAAGCAATACTGCCCAATCTAAGTATTGACTTCCATAAATTTCAAATGCAATATTATCTGGTCTTTGATCACCAACTACTTTATACTTGGTGAAGTAAGATATGTTTTCTATGATATCTTCACGTAATTTTCCTCTTTTGAAAAGGTTTTTTACTTGAATGTATTTTGAAATATTTTTGTTTTCTTTGAGTCTGTTGACATACTCAAAGTTTGGAAGGTATCTGAAATAAGGTATGGACATTTTTAGTAACCCATATCGTTTGAATTGATATCAATATCATCCTGATAAACTGGTTCAATCTCACTAAATGTCATATTGATTTGATATGATGTCATTGAACCACCATCTCCATATGTCATATATGAACCTGCTGGAGTATAGTTTACACTAAAGTCAGTAAGGGCACAGGGTTTAATCTTATTCAAGTATGGATGCTGTTTTGAATTCTTAGACCATTGTGCATCAATTTCAGATTGGTCTATATCTCCATTATATATGTAATCCAATAAGAAAATCTTTGGTGCCTTAAGGAAAGCATTTCCAGCAGTTTTTTCAGGTGCCATGTACTTCTTAAATGTTTTAATGATTTTTCTAACTGTTTCTGCCTCTTCTCTAAATCTTGGCACCATATCAAAAGTAAAATTAAAAGATCTCAATCTTGGTCCATTGAACAACATTTCCATATTGGGATTGATCACTGTTCCAGTTGCTCTTTGAATAAAACTTGTATTTGCAATATATCCTGCAAGAAGTGCTGCGATAGATGACTTATTATCAACAGCTACATCTGATATAACACCTGCACTTTGAGCTGCTTTAGTGAAGGCATCTCTTATAGTATTAATAGTTCCTTTATTGCCAACACTACTGAAATAAGAATTCAGCAATCCTCCAGCAACAAGTTGTAAAATATTAGCACTATCAGATCCCCAATCTGTACTATTAGCTGATGAAATATTTGGTTGCATTGGCAGAATTACATATCCAAGTGTTCTTTGGTTGTTCAAGTAAATATCACTAACTGTAGCATTTGTACCTTCAGGTGTAAGATAGAAGGTATCTGCATTCAATCCACGAGATTCAAACCAATCTTTAGAAAGTGATCCAATATAATCAACTATTCTAATTTTAATATAATCATAACTAATTCCAAGTTCTCTTGCAGTTTCTAGATTGGCAAGTGGATATCTAAGAACAGGAGGTGGTCCAGCAGGAGCTGCAACCGCAGATGCAGCAGTTAGTGTTGCTGCTGGGGAAATGCCTTCCAGTTTTACATTACCTCCTAGTGGTGGAACATCAAAACTTCCCAAGTCTGAGGGTGGTTCTGAATATCCTCCTTGTTGATCACCTATTGGAGCATTTATAACTGGTACAGCATTTGCAGAAGATCTATATCCAGATTTTTGTTCAAGTTCATTCAATTCTCTTCTAGAAATAGAATTTTGTCCTCCAACAACATTATTTTGTGCTAATGTAAGTGTTGCTGCTTTAACACCCCTATTCAGATTTATTTTTTGCTGTGCTCTTGGTCCTTCAAAATATAATCTATAATTTGTTATATTGCTTTGATTTGGAATAATTTGATCAGTTGATGCGTTATATTGATAAAGAAGTTTATTTCCAAACAACGTTTTTTCATAGACGTCATAATTTCCAGAGGTTCTATTTGTAGTCACCAGGAGTGGTCTTCCGGTGGCTCCAGATTCTCCCACTTTATATCCAGTAAATGTGGCATCATATAGTGTTGGATTATCTGCTCCTTGAGATTTCCAACCTTGAGGATCTCCTTGTGCCATTCTATACTATCATCTTGGTCTAGTTTAGTTATTTATCCTGAAATATTGATAAGGTATTGATCTCATATCCTGTAGTTCTTCAGGATAAACTAAATGTAAACTTCCTGGAACTTCTTCCCAGGTATAATTTCTAAATGCATTGGCCTCTCTCAATGCCCAGTGGTAGTTTATTCCTCTAAATCCCCACTTGAATAAACCAACACAAGCAATCAAAGGATTCTGGTCATATTCAATTCTTGGTGTCTTTGGGGTATAAACAAAAGTATAATACCTTCCTACATCTGGAATCAATTCAGTTTCAGTCAAGGTGTTCATAATTTCTAGCATCATATCATCAGGATCACCAAGTTCTGAGATACTATCTACCTTTGCGTTTATTCTGTTTTTTGGATCTGCCAGATACTGTGCTTGTTTTGGATCCATATTGCTTGATACCTAATTCGTCTTCTGTGATGACTTTAAATTCAACCCCATTATCTATAGCAAACTCTTTAGCAGCAGCCCACTTAGCTTGATTGACAGCATATTGTTGGCACTCATAAAGATATGTTTTAGTCACCCTTTCTTTTTTTACAGGAGGAAGAGTTTGCTTCTTTGGTTTCACTTCAATCACATATTTTTTAATCTTTCCATTTGCTTCTTTAACTTCAATTAAAAAATCTGGATAGTATCTATGAGGTCTTCCATCAACAGGAGAGATATATGGTATACTGAATTCTTCTGATGCCCATCTTATGATATTTTCATTGATATCACACCACCTACAGAAGTGACGTTCCCAACTGCTCCTACAAATAATATTATTTGGATTTCCTTGATACTTCTCAGGGTGTTGGGGCTTGAAGATACTTTTGATACTTTCAGCCATACATAGTAATAGTAATCAGAATTATTTATAGATGGCTGGTCCACGTCCAAATAGAATCAAGACGTCAGACTTAAAGAGTAGGATTTTGAATCTTGCTCAGACATCTGTCTATCAAGTCAAGATACAACCACCACCATCAGTAAATGCCTTTCTTCAAGTCAAAGGTTTTAATTACTATAATCAAGGAGAGAATTTAGAATTGCTTTGCAGTCAAGCATCTTTGCCTGGAACTTTCTTAAGAACTCACGAAGCAACAGATGATTATCATGGTGTAACTGAGAAGATGGCATATAGACGTGATTATGATGATACTTTAAATTTAACTTTTTATGTTGATAGAAATTATAATGTAATAGAATTTTTTGATAGTTGGATTGATTTTATTAGTGGACAAGGAAACCAGAAGGTTGCTAAAAGTCCCTATGCAAACTATAGATTCAATTTTCCAGAAACTTACAAGAATAACATTTATCTGACAAAATTTGAAAAGGAAATTACAGGTCAAAATCTTGCTTATACTTTTGTCAATGCTTTTCCTATCAACATATCTTCAACTCAAGTTAGTTATGAACAAAGTGACATTTTAAAATGTAATGTTTCATTCTCATACATTAGATATGTGAAAGAAAGAGTTAATGCTGGTTATATTGACTTCCCTGTGACTGGAAATGGATTGCCAGTAAACGGATAACAACCACCAGCACCATTTAGGACAGAAGTAAGAAGTCTTAGTGGAGAAATACAGCAACTCAAGTTCAAAGAAATAGACTGAATACTCTTCGTAGGGATTTCCCTGCAGAGTTTTAAAAATCTCAATAAATAATCACACTGAAACTCTATAGGTTGTTATGCCTTTACCAAGAATCTCTACGCCAACATATGAGTTGGAATTGCCATCAACTAAAAAGACAATTCAATACAGACCTTTTCTTGTAAGAGAAGAGAAATTGCTGGTCCTTGCTTTAGAGAGTGAAGATTCAAAGCAGATCACCACAGCAATTAAAACTGTCCTTTCAAATTGTATTGAGACTAAAGGGATTAAAGTAGAAAATCTTCCTACTTTTGATATTGAGTACCTTTTCTTGAATATTAGAGGGAAGTCAGTAGGTGAGGAGGTTGAAGTTAATATTATTGCTCCTGATGATGGTGTAACTGAAATTGCTATCAAGGTTCCTCTTGATGAAATTTCTGTTGTGGAGAATCCAGAGCACAATAAGCAAATCAGGTTATCTGATGATATGATGATGGAGATGAAGTATCCTTCACTCAATCAATTTATCCAGAGCAATTTTGATTTCAAAGATGGTGCTGATATGGACCAATCCTTTGAACTTATTGCTTCTTGTGTAGATAAGATTTTTACTGAAGATGAAGTATGGTCTACTTCTGATGTAACTAAAGAAGAGGTTGTTGAATTCTTGGAGCAAATGAACTCCTTACAATTTAAGCAAATTGAAAAGTTTTTTGAGACAATGCCAAAGTTATCTTATGAGATTAAGGTAACTAATCCAAAAACAAAGAAAAAGAGTACTATCGTTCTGGAGGGATTATCCAGTTTTTTCGCATAGCAATGGTCCATATGGACCTTGAGAATTATTATAAACTCAATTTTGCTTTAATGCAGTATCATAAATATAGCTTGACAGAGATTGAAAATATGATGCCGTGGGAGCGTGATGTCTATGTCACTCTCCTGAAGCAACATTTAGAGGAAGAGGAACTCAAGAGAAAGCAATCTAATGGCGGATAACATTCCAGAAGGTTTGGATGATTTACTGAATTCTATCAGAGGCGAAGGTAAGTCTCAAAAATCTTCTGCGATTGTTGTTGTCCCTAAGGCAGAAAAGAAAGATGCAGATCTTGTAGATGAGGATATTGATTCAAGAATTCTCAGACTATTGGGTCTTGAAGATGTCTTTGATATTGACTATGATACATATAAGTCTCTTCTAAAGGAAAGAATGGTTGCTGGTAGAATGCCAGGAACTCAAATTCCAACAGAGGAAACTGAATTATTAACAGAAGAATATAAGAGAATCAAATCAAAAACTGGTAGATTTAAAGTAAAATCTCAAAAGATAAAGGCAGAGACCTTTGTTGGAAAAAAGAAAACTGCAACTCAAGAAGCATCTGTAGAAAAATCTAGACCATCCATTGTTCCAAAATATCCTGCTCTTCCTGGTACAGTTCCTGAAGAAGAGGAGGTTAAACCAGAATCAGCAAAAAATCCTTTTGAAGATCTGGTCAATAAGGTTTCAGAAGTTAATAATAATGTCAAGAGTATAATAAACTCTCTTTCAAAGAGAAATAAGGAAGAGAAAAAGAAAGAGGAAGAGCAAAGACTTTCTATAGACAGACAGAAAAAGGTACAAAAAGAAAATAGAGAAGAAAGAAAGAAGAGTGCATCAAAAATACCAAGTGTTTTGAAAAAAGCACTTAAACCTGTCAAGGGTATTCTTGATATTCTTGGCGATCTTTTTAAAAAGATTGCTCTTGGAACTTTGATAATGGAAATTATTAGGTTTTTGGAGGATCCTGCTAAGTACTTCCAATCAATGGTTGACTGGTTAAATGGACTCATAGAAAGAGTTGAAGATGGAATAAAAGACATTGTAAACAACATATTGGTAAAACCTATTAATACTCAAATTGAAAAATTCAATGCTGGTCTGAATGAGATTATAAAACAGATAAATGAAGCATTTAACAAAATTCCTTTTGTTGATATACCAGATATACCACAGGCAAGAATTCCATTAGTGCCTTCTATAGGGAAAGATGTGAAATTTATTCCCAGAATAACAATGGGCAATCCATTTGGTGAACCTAAATCACCTAAATCCGAAGAAGTGGATGGTACTGAAGGACCAGTAAGAGCAGAATCTACTCCCACAAATACCATAATGCAACAATCATCATCAAATCTATTTGAACTCATTGCTGGAGGGGAAGGTGGAATTGATTCTGTAAATAGAGGAACTGCTGGAGATACTCCTGGTGGCGTTAAATCTGTCTTAGGTAAGTCTTCTGCAGAACTTACAGTTGATGAAGTCCATTCCGCGCAGCAAGCAGGTAAGATTTTTGCGATTGGTAAATATCAAATTACGCCAGTTGCGATGCCTGGATTTAGGAGATGGTTGCAATCTCAGGGAATTGATACGTCTACGACAAAATTTAATGAAGCAACGCAAGACAAATATAAAGAATATACTGTTAACGTTAAGAGACCAGATGTTGGTAGGTATTTAACTGGTGCTGAAGGATCATCTTTAGAAAAAGCACAAATGGCATTAGCAGCAGAATTTGCATCGGTTGGTGTTCCTCGTGATATGAAAAAAGGTGAATATGGTGGGGGTTGGCCAAGGAGAGACATTAAAAAGGGAGAAAGTTTATACTCTGGGGCAGCAGGCAATAGAGCTTCTATTTCTCCTGAAAAAGTAGAGGCAGCATTAGATGCTGCAAGACAAATGGGACAGTCTAATAAGTCTAATACAAACTCTTTTGTACCTAGCAGTTCTTCAGAAGATCTACTTCCTAGCAGTTCTTCTAATCGTATTCCATCTAATACAAACTCTTTTGCACCTAGTAGTTCTTCTAATCGTATTCCATCTAATACAAACTCTTTTGTACCTAGCAGTTCTTCAGAAGATCTACTTCCTAGCAGTTCTTCAGAAGATCTACTTCCTAGCAGTTCTTCTAATCGTATTCCATCTAATACAAACTCTTTTGTACCTAGCAGTTCTTCTAATCGTATTCCATCTAATACAAACTCTTTTGTACCTAGCAGTTCTTCTAATCGTATTCCATCTAATAGTAATGAAAAAACCATTGCAGAAATTTCACCTACACCCACTAAAAAGGTAAATCCACCATTACCACCAAATAGTGGTTATTCTATGT